ACGGACGGTGTCCAGGGTCATCCGCTGCGAGGTGTACAGGTGACCATTTCCCGCCGCGCCCAACTCCAGAGGGCTCGGGCCCTTGCGAAGGGCCGTGAGGTTCACCCGCTCCGATACATGCGCTGGACACCGCCACAGTTCGCCTTCCTCAAGTGCGCCGTCCGGTATGCGGTCCTGACACTAGGGCAACAGCTGGGGGGCGTCCCCGCCCCCTGCTGATGCCCTGACGGGACAAGGCCAGGGGGCGGGGACGCAGGCAAGACCACCGTGGGCCTCGCAGACACCATCTACCGGTGCATCGGCGAGCACCCCTACCAGGCGCTCCCCCCCCGGCCGTCGGAGCCGTTCCAGGCGTGGGTGGTCTGCTACTCGCATGCCCAGAGCTTGCAGATCCAAGCGAAGCTCTGGGAGCTGTTGCCCAAAGACCGGCTACACCCGGACACCGAATACGGCGGCCTGGCCAAGGGCTTTCGGGGCAAATACCCCTCCGTCCGCATCCGAGATCGACGCGGTCGGTGGGCAACCATCATGTTCAAGACCACGAAGCAAGGCGCGGAGGCGCTGGCGAGTGGCACCGTCCACCACGTGCAGGTCGACGAGCCGACGGATGCGCAGTGCTGGCAGGAGATCAAGGGACGCGTCCGGCGGACTGCCGGGACCATCCGGGGGACGCTGACCCCCATCAACGCGCCCACGCAATACCTCCAGGACGAGGTCGAAGCGGGCATCGTGACGCGGCTACGCTTCGACCTGACCCAGGCCAACGCCACTCCGCAAGGCAGCCAACGCCCCCTGTCACTCGGCGATGGCACGCCCATCACGGACGAGTGGATTGCCCAGGAGCGGGCCCGCACGCCCGAGGCGGTCAGGGGCGTGGTGCTCGATGGCCACTGGGAGGTGCGAGGGGTCGCCCGCTACTTCGCCCCGTTCGTCGCCGATCCACGCGTCGACGGCACGCACGTGTCTACCGAGCTCCCCGTCGGGGATGTCGAGCTACGCCTCGGCATCGACCACGGCGACAGGCCGGGGAAGCAGATCGCCGTGCTGCTGGCCGTCGCCCGGGTCACCGACGACCTCGACGGGACCTATGCAGACCACCGGGCGCGCGTGTGGGTGCTGGACGAGTACGTGGACCGTACGGGGCTGGCATCGCCTGTGGAGGACGCCAGGGGCATCCTGGACATGCTGCGCCGCCACGGGATGGAGTGGCACCAGCTGGCGCACGCCATGGGTGACCGGGTGCACCTGTCGGGGGAGGCGCGGCAGAAGAGCAACAAGGACCTTGCCGCGCAGATCGCCCGGCTGCTGACCGTGCCACGCGACGGGCTCCAGCCGCCGATCAGGACCGTCAAGAAGTCCCGCGGCGGCCGGCGCGACTACGTGGGCACGGGGGCGCGCTGGATCTATCAGGCGATGGCGGCCCCGGGCGGCTGGCGGGTGCATCCTCGATGCGAGCGCGTGATCGACGCCCTCAACACGTGGACAGGGCCCGGCCCAGACTGCGATGAGAAGGACCCGATCGACGCCCTGCGCTATGGTCTCGAGGATCTGATCTGGGGTGGCGTCAAGCCGGCGGCCGTTGTGGTAGAGGCACGATGATCTCTCACGTGCTAGGGTAGCCCATGCCTTCGTCTGCACCTCCGATCTCGCTGCAGGGTCAACCCGTCGTGGTCGCGCCCGCCGCGCCCCTGCAGGGGCCTCATGGCCAGGACGCCCATCGCATCGACTACACCCGGCGGGCCCGGCGCATCCTGTACGGCGAGCATCAGCAGGACGTCCACGAGCACATGAAGGGGTTCCTTCCCGACGTGCGCATCCAGGCATGGCCGCCCCCGGACCTGTCCTCCAACCCCTACAAGCAGGTCTGGACCGCGCTCTCTACGCTGTACGACCGCGCGCCGATCGTGACTTCCACAACGGGCGGCGGCGGCGATGAGCTGGCCGCCCGATGCGCGTCCCAGGGGCTGTGGGCCATGATGTCGCGGGTGCAGCGGGACACGCTGGCGCTGCGCGAGATGTGGGTGCGCGTGTCGGTGGCCCCCCAGCCGGGCATGGACGGAGTCTACGACCCGGTCTTCGAGCCGGTCTTTCCCGACCACGTGATTGCCGTCGCCAGCCCCGACCGGCCCACAGAGCCACACACGGTGTGGCACGCCCGCCGGTACGGCCGGGAGTGGCTCTGGGACCACGTGTCCATCGCCGACCCCGCGGCCCCGGTGTACCGCGTCGTCCGCAGGTCAGGCGACGAGCTCGAGGACGTGTCTGCGGCCTACGGCGTGAGCGGATGGCCCGACGCGTGGCGGGACAGCGCCGGGCGGCCCGTGATGCCCTATGTGCTCTATCACGCAGCCCGTACCGGCTACATCTACGACCCCTACGCCACCATTGAGCTGGTGCGCGGAACGTTGACCGTGGCGATGCTCAAGACCTTCGTCGCTCACGTCGCCTCGCGGGCCAGCTGGCGCCAGCGCTTCGGGATCGACGTGATGCCGGTGGGGGCGGAGAACGCCGTCAACCGCGACGGAACGGTGCGCTCGCGGATGGTGCTGGACCCGGCGACGATCGCCATGTTCCAGCGAATCGACGCCGAGAGCAACCCGCAGTTGGGGACCCTTGAGGTTCCCGTGCTCCCGGGCGAGATCTGGTCCTACATCGAGGGCCTGATCCGCGCCCTGCTCGGAGAGGCGGGCATCAACCCGGCCGACCTGATGGCGCTGCACGGTGACGCCCGGAGCGGCTACGCCCTCGCGGTGTCCAGGGATGCGCAGCGCGAGGCGCAGCGTCGCTACGAGCCGCAGTTTCGCGCGGGCGACCTCGAGCTGTTGCGCGTGGCTGCGTGCCAGCTCAACCGCGTCGAGGGCGCCAGCTACCCGGAGGGCGGCTACCGCGTGGCCTACCAGGGGATCCCGCTCTCCTCGCAGGAGCGGGACGCGCAGCGCCGGCACCTGCTCGAGCTGCTCGACGCGGGCCTCATGGACCCCGTCGAGGCGTGGCAGGAGCTTCACCCGGGCGCGACCTACGAGCAGGCCATCGAGGGGCTGCGCAGAATGGCGACCGTTCGCGAGGAGGTCGCGGGCCCGGCGGCGGACGTGCAGGCCACCGCACTCAACGGTGCTCAAGCGACCGCGCTGGTGGATATGGCCCAGCGTGTGGCGCTCGGTCAGCTGCCCGCGGACGCTGCGCTGGCTGCTGCGATGGTGGCGTCCCCCGGTGTGCCCGAGCAGCAGATCCGAGCCGTGTTTGGCTCGCTTGGGGCGTTCCGCCCGAGACCGGAAGGAGGTGAGTAGTGGCTGTCAAGTGCGCATCATGCGGGCACGAGCACGACGACTGGGTCCCCGCGACCCGGCTGTCCGAGGTCGCGACAGCGCGACGTGAGGCCGAGAAGCAGGCGGCCGACGCCGCGGCGCGGATCACGGAGCTCGAGGCGTCGACGGGTCGTGTCACTGAGCTCGAGGCCGGCCTCGCTGCCCTGCAGGCGGACCGGGACCGGCTGGCGATGCAGTCGGAGATCATGACCTCTGGAGTCACGGATCCTGAGGGTGTGCAGATCGTGTCCACGCTGTGGGCCGCCCTGCCGGAAGATGCCCGCCCGTCCGATGTGCGCGCGTGGCTCACCTCCGCGGACGTGCCTCGGGCGGTGCGGGTCTACCTCCCCCCTCCCCCCGCAGATCCGGCCGCTGCCTCCGAGGCGCCCCCGGCCCCGGCCCCGGCCGTGCCCGCTGCCCCGCCCCGTGCGGTACCCCCGAGCTCTGCAGGGGTGACCCCGTCGGCATCCCCTCCTGGGGCCCAGACCATGCCCAGCGCGCAGCAGATCGCGCAGATGACCCCTGCGGAGTACGCGCGGCATCGAGCGGACCTTCTGGCGTCCCTGGGTGGACAGGCCGGGCGGTAGCTGGTAGGGTGTTCCCTACATGGCCCGGGTCGCTCCCGTAATCGCGCATGGCCGACGAAGAGTCCACACGCGATCACATAGGGGAGACCCGCCATGCATCAGCATTCCGACGGCGCTCTGATCCAGAGCTCCATTCTCCTGCAGGAGTACGCCCTCGCTGCAGCCGACCGGGCCGCGCTGCCCAACCACCCGGCACTCGCCGCCGGCTACCTGGGGATCGGCAACGAGTCCAGCGTGGTCACGCGGACGATCGCCGACGTCGGATCCGGGGTCGCCTCGACGATCTCCGAGACTGGCCAGGCCGTGGCCGAGGACTTCACCCTCACGACCGCCAGCGCCACCGTCGTCCGCAAGTCCAAGGCTCGGAGCTTTTCCGACTTCCTCCGCTTCTACGACCGTACCGGGCTGCTCAAGGACCCGGCCGGCCTCGCCATGGATGCGATGCAGATCCGCGACAACACCATCCTGGGCATGATCGCCGAAGCCGCCGCGACGGGGACGGCCGACGTGACCCCGGGGTCGGGTGCTTCGCTGACCTGGGCCAAGTGGCACGAGGGCCTGGACACCCTCGTGGCGGCCGGCGCCTTCGTCGAGGGCGCGACCATGTGCGTGCTCCACCCGAAGCAGTGGGCCAACCTGCGGAGCCAGATCCAGGTGGGGACCAGCCTGTCCGCCGCGGTCATCGAGTCGGGCGAGGGCTTCAACTCGCAGTACGCGAAGGGCATCGGCTATCAGGGCAACTACTTCGGCGTCGACATCTACACCTCGAGCCGGGTGCCCTCGGTGGCATCCGGGGCGGACAGCCGTGGGGCCTTCATTGCCCCGGGCGGCGTGGTCTGGGCCGAGGGCATCATCGAGCCCGACCCCGACGGGTTCAT